CCCTCTCCAAACTCCACATCAATGTGGATATAACTGTCGGCTTTTTTGTGGGACAAAAGAACTACCGTCTCCACATGTGTCGTTGCTATGATAGGAACACATAGCGTTTACCTCGTCGGTTGTATCGGAACACAAATCAGCGCATTGTTTCGCAGCCTTACTATTCTTTCTCGGCGGCTTGAAGTTTGTCCCGTCCACACTATTCTCAAATCCGGTCTTATAAATAAATGTTAGCATAGACGGGTCTTTGTTTCCATTATCATCATAGCCCCCGACAATCACTTTTTCAACTATGCTCTCGAAAACATATCGGTCAAAAGTGTTCAGCACTTCGTTCTGCTCCAATGTCTTTCGGAACTCTGAAATGCGTCTTTTCATGGTACTTTCTGTTTCTGTGGATTGCTGCAAATCCTCGCGTTGCTTTTGAAGCTGGTCGATCTGGCTACTCAATTCAAAATACTTTTGTTCGTATGTTTCTTTGTCAATGATTTCTTCAAGCCTCATGTCAACCAACTTTGCCCGCTTCACGTCCAATGCAGCAATATCCTTTTCTACTTTGGCTAACTGCTTGCTTGCATTACTGTCCGAAAGAGTTTCTTCTGTTCGGGCAATAAATTCGTCTAACACATCTTTGTTATTTTGGCATAGAAGCCGATAGGATTCTATAAATGCCTGTTCAATCGTTTCTTCGGCAATACCTTTACTATCAGGACAAAACTTTTTGCCCTTTTTGGTGGCAGTTACGCATTGCCAAATAATCTTGTTATACTGTGAGCCACTATGCCAACTTCGCCTTGTAAGCGTACCTCCGCAAAAGCCACATTCCAGCATACAACTAAAGGCATATTTCCGACTAAACTTTTCACGCTTGCCGTCTGTGCCTAAACGACGCGGCTTTGCGCGACGCTTCAAAATCTCCTGCGCCTTTTCAAACATTTCTTCTGAAATTATGGCTTCATGGTGATCTCGGATATAAAACTGATCTTCTTCACCGAAATTATCCAAACGGCGTTTAGAGATAGGGTCGAGTGTAAATGTTTTCCCCATCAAAATGTCGCCTTTATATTTTTCATTTTTGATTATACCGATAACAGTTGTTTCCGCCCATCGGGTACTGCCGCGTTTTGTCCTATATCCTAAATTTTCAAGCTCATGTGCAATTACAGAACCTCCGGCTCCCTCGATATAGCGTCGAAAGATATACCGTACTATTTCAGCTTCTTCCTCATTGATTGTAATGCTCTTATCCTCTGGGTGATAGTCATATCCCAAACACCCTTGAAACCCGACTAGTTCGCCGCGCTGCATTTTCATTTTTAAGCCTTTTTTAACATTAGCGGAAATATTCTCAACTTCCTGCTGTGCAACAGAACTCAAAATGACAAGTAGCAACTCTCCGTCCATCGTTAAAGTGTTTATATTTTCTTCTTCAAAGAAAACGGCAATACCTTTTTCTTTGAGCATACGAACGTACTTCAACGTGTCCAGCGTATTTCGGGCAAAGCGAGAAATAGACTTTGTGATTATCATATCGACATCACCGTTCATACAGTCGTTAATCAACCGTTGAAAGTCCTCCCGCTTCGTTACCTGTGTACCAGTAATTGCTTCATCGGCTGCTGTACAGAAAGGACTAACAAATTCACGCCGTGCAGGATTCCCGGCGCAAGGCTTCCATCAGAGCTTCAATCTCATCGACGAGATTCAGCCGGATATCCATGCGCCCGTCCGGGTAGATGGTGACGGAGTGCAGCAGCTCGATTGAGATTTCCCTGGTCAGCGCCGTAATCCCGGCATAGCTCTTGAATAGCTCAATTACGGCGTTGCTGCCGTCGTCGCTGCCGCTTATTTTGCGCTCCAGCTCCAAGACCGTGCGGGTGATTTTCTCCGCTTGCGCCGTCAAAGCTTTCTTCTGCGCGGCGAAGCTCTCGCGAGAGATTTCGCCCTCCACCAGTCCTTCATAGAGGTCTTGCAGCCGCTTGTCAAGCCGGGCTTTCCGGCTCTGGAGGGTCTGCAACTGTCGCTGCGCCTGTTTGCGGTCAAGCTGCCGCTGCTCCTGCCTTGTTTGCAGAAGCCGGTCTATGCTGACGGCGTATTGGGCATAGACCTGTATGGTGTCGATGACAGCTTCCAGAATATCGGCCTCCGGGACTCTTTCCTCCGAGCAGTCAAAGCCGGTATTCAGCCGTTTCGTGACGCAGCGGTAGGAGCCGTTCTTCTTATTGTCCCGCTGCATGGCGTGACCGCATACGCCGCAGAGCACCTTACGTTTCAGCGGATTCCCGCCACCCGTCATGACTTCTCGCTCCCTGTATTCCCGCATACAAATCTGCGCTTTTTCAAATAGCGCCTCCGACACAATGGCCTCGTGCCTGCCGGGGACGATAACCCAATCATTGCGGGAGATTTTGACCGTGTGGGTGCTGCCCACAATGTCCCGGCTTCGCTTGCCGTACACTGTCTTTCCAATATACCGCTCGTCCCGCAGGAATTTTGCAACCAGATTGGCCGTCCAGAAGTTATCTTCCCGGATGCTGCGCCACGGCGTTCTTGTGCAGCCGGCTTCGACCTTGTAATTCTTCGGGGAGCTTATGCCCTCGCCGTTCAGCGCCGCTGCGATCTGCCATGTCTTTGTACCATCCGCCGCCATTTGAAAGATGCGCCGTACCACGTCGGCGGCTTTCGTATCTACCAGAAGATGATTTTTGTCCTCCGGGTCTTTGACATATCCGTAAGGCGCATAGGGACTGAGAAACGCCCCGCGTTCGGCTCTGGCCTTCTTTGCGCTTTTTACCCTGCGGGAGAGGTCACGGCTGTACAGGTCGTAGATCAGCGTCCGAAACGAGGTATCGAGGCTGTCGATATCCAGCGGATTGCTGCTGTCAAAACCGTCGTTGACGGAAATGAAGCGTACACCGAGGAACGGGAACACGCGGGAGATGTAGTCGCCCACGGTGAGGTAATCACGGCC